TACAGTAGTTAAAGAGTGAGCCGCTCCTATTACTCCATAGGCTTTTTCTTGATCCCAAAATTCTAAGCTATTATTAGTGGTGCCTATTCCTATGGAACTAGTAAACCCAATAGTCGATAGTCCAATATAATCTTTACCCAGATTAACTGCATAAACTAATTGATTATCTTGCAATTTAAATGAAATTGCAGATCCCACATTATTTACAAATAAAGATGTACCTCCAATTCCAGATCCAGAATTATAAATCAATGGTTGACCGGTGAAAAATTTATGGCCGGGAATGAATATACTTCTTTTTGGAATAAAGATAGTTTTAAATTGTGATGTACTCCCAACTCCCACAACATTCCGAGTTGAACCACTGGTGCCAATACCTACAGTAAATCTTGGATCAAAAAATGTAGTATAGTTTTCAAGTCTATAATTACTTGAATCATTTAATGGCTTTTCGTCAGAAGCGCTATTTAAAACTTTAAATTCTTTTGAAAGTAAAAATACAGTGTCAATTCCAACAGAATGAATTCCTGTATTTTGAATTCTATTCACAAAAAATCCAGATCTGTTAACGTCAATATTAGTAATTAACAGAATTTCTGTTCCTATTCCTATAAAATCATTTGATTTGAATCCATTTATATCTTTTACTTTTATAAAAGTTGATATGCCAGTTGTATTTAAATCACCTATCGTTTCCAATAGTTGAGATTGTTTTTCTGCAACTTGAGCAATTTTCGTGCCTTCTAGTCCACTTGCAGTAATTGTTGATATTCCACTTAATACTATTGGTTGATTATTTTTAATTTGATGTGGTGAACTTGTTTTTATAGTGGCACCAAAATTAGAAACTATAACTTCATAATCAGTTATTTTATCTTCAATTAAACTGAAGTTTTGAATTTCTCTACCTTGTAATTCACTTACAACAATATTTGATTGTATACCTCCCGTATCACTTATATCTATTTCTACAGGATCATTTACTTTATAATTATCTCCAGGAGAAAATATGGATACATCTTCTATTTTATCAGAATTTATAGATGTTACAACGAATTCTTGTTTATACTCTTCCAGAACTTTATCTATTAGGTCATAAGAAGAATTGGCAGAATTTAAATAGTACGGACCAACATTTCTAATTAGACTAGTATTAAAAATATTAAAATCTTGATTAAATCCAGGTAAAAAGTTTTCTTCTACTGGGGTATTATAAAAATATGGACCAACTACATATGGGTATCTGGGAATAGGTTCATTAGATGCATTAACATCAATACTATTATAATATGCATAAACTCCATTAGGATACTCTGGAGTTATAGAAAATCTACCATTATGTTGATCTAAGTCTCCAGAACCATCAAAAATATAATCATTTACAAAAAATCCATTTTCAAATAGTGGTGGTCTTTTGCCTGGGGTTAAATCTACATTCAATGTGTAACTAGAATTCATTCTCCGTATAAATCCACCAGTTGTTGTATCATATGCATATGGACCATAAATTGGATTTCCATCATATGCATAACCCAAAATTGGAGAATGATTAAGTGTACCAGTATTTTCTTTATTATTTTCTCCTAAATTATCTGATAATTGATATCTTAATTTTTTAGGAATATAAAAATAAGTAAATTGTAGTCCAAGGTCTATATTGTTAGATGAATATATAACTCCATCATCATTATTATTAATAACAACTTTAGATTTGATTACCTGATTTATTTTCCATTCATTTACATTTGTTAAAAATTTAGCGTTTTGTCCTCTATTTTTTAGTGTTAATATTGTATTTCTTGCGTTATAACCCACCCCACCAAAAACTATATTTACATTGGACAGTTTTCCATTCTCTACGATTGGTTCTATTTGTGCGTAGCTTCCTTCTCCAGAAATTACTATTTCAGAATTTTCTCTAAAACCATTTCCTCTACCTATGATTTGAACATCAACTATTGAACCATTAATAATAATTGGTTTTAAAATAGCTTCAGATGTTATACTTGCAATTCCAGTATTTGGTCTTCTGTGATAATTAATAATATTTGTACATCCATATCCAATACCTCCATCTTCAACATAAACATCTTTGATAGAACCCAGTACGATTGGTTTTAGTTCTGATTTTATATTTGTAGTAGCTCCTGTGCCAGATTTTGATTCTACATGTATTTGAATAGGTGGATATCCAATAGTATGAGTTCCAATTCCTAAAGAGTTGAATTTAACAAATTTATTTTTTATATAATTTTCATCGCTTAAAGAAGTACTAACTCCAGAATTAAAAAGTCTAAATTTATCATTATCTATGACTTTAACTTTATAATATGAAACAGATGATAGTCCGCTTATTGCAGTGCCTGTAAAACTGTATGTTACAACCTCTCCGTTAGAAAATCCATGATTTTTTGCAAAAATATAAGAATCAAAAGTATTAATACCTAAAGTTCTATTATCAGCTGAAAGTACAGATGGAACTTTTATTTTTCTATTTGAATATCCTTGTCCAGGATCTTTTACATAAATCTTTGTAAAAGTATTTTTATTTTTTAAAGTTCTTATAAAATGGAATCCAGAGGAAACTCCAACAATATCTATTTCATTTATTTTTTTCAGAGCATCTATTTTATTATTAAATAATTTAATTTTATTATCGGTTAAAATTCCAACAAAATATGTTGAACTATTAACAATTCCTAAAATATTACTATTATTATTTGAATCATAAACTATCTGTTCCCCATCTTCAAAGGGAATAGTTGTTAAAAACTGTATGGTATTCTCTGCCGGAACTACATTCAAATCCGCTTTGAATCCTACGGAAACTTGTGTGCTGACAAGATTTGATTCTAATACACAACCTTTACCGTTTCCACCAACAATAGTAATTTTTGGTTTTTCTTGATATCCATATCCAGCGTTTAATATTTTAATCTCTCTAACTGTTCCAGAAAGATTTACATGTGCTTTACACCCAGATCCAGTTTCATCTTTTATTTCTATGGGTGGAACATCAATTACATCATAGTCTTGCCCTTCATTGGTAACATTAATCGAAGTTATAGCTCCATAATAAATGTTTTCGTCAAATAATGTTGGAGAAAGTAATTGAACTCCATTATTTAAAAGACCGATTTCTCTATTAAAAGTAGTTCTTTTATTTAAATCATCAAAAGAAGATTTTATCTGATTAAAAGGAAATTTTTTTAATAACTTTTGATGTTTTAAGGTTTTATTTTCATACCCACTTTTATATAAAATATCATTAGTTATTGGTATAGTAGTTGTTATATATTTTTTTGAAAAAACATCAGATCTACTGTAAGAAAATTTTAATTTATTATTATCAACTTTAGTAACAAAATAAATTCCTGTTTGTATTCCTGATACTTGTTGAGGTTGATAATAGACTACTTCTCCACTTAAATAATTATGATCAGTAACATTAAAAACATCAGTCTTAGAAATTCCAACATTAGTTGATAAAGATTTTTTATTATCAGTAGAAAAAATAGTATAATTTGGTAATCCTGAAGAGGTTACATAAAAGTATTCTTCATTTGAATCAATATATGTATTTTGAACTGATGTTGGTATCAAATTTAGATTATTAAAATAATTACTAAAATGATTTGCTTTATAGATTTTTTTTCTTATTTTGATAGCACTTAAAATATTAAAAGATCCAGAAGTTGTTATTTGAACTACAATTTTTTGGCTATATTTTTTAACTATGTCTGACGGCGAATATTCAACAGAAACAATATTAACCGGAAAAGTTTGTCCAGTCGAATTTACTAGTAAAATTTGTTCACCCGCATAAAAATAAATTTTATCAAAAAGTTCTATTCTATACTTAGTCGCATCAACTTGAGATATAATATTAATATCATGATTTGTAGGAATATTATAAATCCAACTATTAAATTCAAATCTATTAAATAAATCTCTACCAAAACCTGATAGAGATATCGTATCTCCGACTCTTAGATTTGATGTTTTAGAAAAATCAATACTATCAATAACATTAACTACTCTAAATTGAACTTTAGATGTATTTCCTAATCCAACATAACTAAATGCAAATTTTGATTCTATTAAATCCAATCCAAAATCAAGAGGTTGTGATACATTAGTAACTCCAGTAAATTGATTAATAGTTTTTCCCGAATAATTAATTGTAATAAAATCAGAATTTTTTGGTTTTATTAAGAGTGAACCAGAATTAGCAAATCCTACAGTAGAATCGACCAGAATATTACTAGAATTAACCGCAACATCTTCTAATATTCTTGTTTTACCAGAAGCTTGAAACTTTCCTGTGAAAGATGTACTATCTAAAGAAATTTCATAAAAATTTTTATCGGATACTGGTCTAAACTCAACATTAAATATAGAAGCGCTTACTGTACCGATACCCGCAATTTCTTGAAATAAGAAATTACCCTTAATGTCTATTGGATTACCACCAGAAATTTTCTCTACAAGAATATTTTTTGTTATAAAGTATGAGTTTGATGATGGAGTTAATGTAAATTCTTGTGGTTTAATAATTTCAATATCAGAACCATATAAAATTTTAAATAAAAGTTTATATGATTGATCAGTTCCTTTGGATGAATATAAATCTTTAATTTTGTATGATATATTTTCTATAGATAAATCTTTATAGAAATCTCTAGATTCAAATCCAGGCAAAAATTCATATTTAAATTTTTCAAAAAATTCTATTAAAAATAAATTACTTAAATTTTTAACAGATGCTCCAGATTTATGTTCTGAAGATTGGGTGGACGAAAATATTGCAAATTCTGGATTATCTAGAGCTTTTAAATTTTCAATTCCACTAAATCCTCTAATACATCCTTCAAATGAAGTATTTGTTTTTGAAGTGTATGTAATAATTTCATCATCTATTTTTAAAAGTCCGTATGTATCTGGCCAACCTTTAGTTGATGTTACATTTATTTTTTGATCAAAAGTTAAAATTTCAGAAGTTAATATAGTTTTTTCTATTAAATCTATATTGTTAAACTTTTTACTATTTTTATAGTTAGTAATATTGGAAATAATATCTATTGATCCAGATTGATATTCTAATGACTTATAATACTGTTCAAGAAAATCTACGAGAAGAGGAGATTCATTAACTAAAAATTCTGGAATTTGGGATTCTAGGAGAGAACCAATTTTTACTCTTTTAATTTCTGACATTTTATCTTGTATACTTTCCGTTTAAATAACTAGATGTAGCTACATATTGAGTTGCAGAAGAGTTTTCACCAGAACTAACAACATCTTCTACAATATTTACCACAGAATTTTTAACATCTAATTGCAAATATAAATCTTGTAGACCTATAACATCATTTGATTCGGGGATTGCTTGAACTTCTACAAATCCATTGGTCAATCTTGATGATAGGATATTTACAACATCTAATCTAATATCGCCTTTTACATAATCAATACTTCCTGCATCATTTTTAACAATGACTGGCAAATTATTTTCTAGCTTAAAGAAAAATATAATTCCAGTTTTATTGTCCTCTGATGGAGCATCTGACATGTAAATAACATCAGAAACTCCATTAATCAAGAATCCGGTTGATTTTACAGAATATCCACCATCCCTAGTATGTATTCTGTTTCCAAAACATATTTCATAAGTTGCAAATGTATTTAATTCAGGAATTAAATCTCTTCGCATCTTTACTTTTGTAATATTAGATGTAATTGATTTATTGCAATCGTCTATCAATCCAACAATTTTACTATATTTAAATCTTCCGCCAAAACTATTAACATCTTTGGAATTACCATACTCAGTCAAAGTGTCAACTACTTTTGTTTTTACGATTTCTGGATTACTTGATAAATTTGCATTATAGTATACAGATGTATCCAATTCAATATAAAGATATGATAAGTCAATAATTTTTGGTGCGATTCCAGCTATTGAATATTTTTTAATAGTATTTAAAATTGTTTGTTTTGTAATTTCAGATAAAAATGTTCCGTTTCTTGGTTTTATAGATATAAAAACTTTTCCATATTCTGGTGGATCTAATTCATCGCCTCCATATGCATTTACAGACTCAACATTTGGATAAATATATGGAATAAGAGCTTTATAATCATTCGATGTTACTGCACGATTTTGAGAAGCAAATACTTTTGGGGAAAAATATTTAATAGAATCTATAGATTCTATATCATCTCCACTTTCAGATTTTGATTGGGTTGTAAGTAAAGAAATACCCGAAGTAATATCAAAGAGATTATTATCTTTCAATCTACCAGAAAATGTAAAATTTGAAGCCCCATTACCTGAAGGCCCACTAGTAACAATATAACTAACTTCTATTGTACTGCCATTTGTTGGTTTTTTGCCAATAATATTATCTCCGAATCTAATTTCATATTTAGCATCTTCAACTTCTTGGACAAAAAAGAATCTAATATCTTTTCCAATACCCAATAGTGTATCATATAATGTGTAAACTTCAGTTACAGCATTAGTTACACTAACTCGGATAGAAGTAGTATCAATGTTAATATTAGGTAAAATAAATCTTTGATTAGTTTGAGATGTATCTACGACAAATGTGCTTGTTAAATATTGACCTTCGTATATGGGCAAATTATCAAATATAGCAATTCCATCAGTATTAACTGGAGTTATAATATCTTCTGGTATTGAAAAAATATAATTACCATTTACTACTGCACCAAGAGCAACCTGTCCTGCTAGAAGTTTTACTGTCTTAGCGTCAGTTTGACTCATATCAACAGTAAAACTAACATTTGCTCTTGAAGATCTTTTAGATCTAGGCAAATAACCAATATTTCTTGCAAGTGAAACTACATTTTCTCTGAGAGTAGCACTTTCAAGAAACATTTCGTTAACTGCCATATTAGTATTATAAGCAGTTATGTAACTATTGTAAGCCAATAAATCTATTAAAACCGAAAAGTTAGATCCTTCAAAATCAAAATCTGTGAAATTCTGATTTACACGCAGATAATCTTTGATCTGAGTTCTTAGATCGTTAAAGTCTAAATTTGTGAATTGATTAAATGACATTAGACTCTAGTTGGTTGTAATATGAAATCTATCGTTTGAGTTGGTAAAGATAATCCTATTATAGTGTAAGAAATTCGAACATTTAAATCATTAGAGTCTTCGGGATATGCAACTATCACTGATGATAAAGATATTCTTGGTTCAAAATTTTTTAGAAGACTTTTTATACTTATTTCAACGGAGTGAGCTGTTTCTGGAGATTGCAATTCAAACATAGAATCATCAACTCTAGACCCCAACAAAGAATTAAAAAATCTTTCACCTATTCTAGTTCTAACTAAATTAATAACACATTTTTTAATTGCATCAGCATCAGTTATTGCAAGAATATCATTAGTTACAGGATTTCTTACAAAAGAAAGACTGATGTCTTTAAATTTGCGAGAAATCCTGGTCATTACTCAAACTAAGGGTATTTATTATATGTATAAGACATTCTTACCACTTTTTACCATAGACTGGCTCGGTTCCATACTCCCAATCATCGTAATCTTCATCATTGCGAATTTTTTCATGAAGGTCTGTTTGCTTCATCAGATCATGTTTAGGCGCACGATCATACATTACTTCTTGAATAATTCTGTTTTTAGGGGTTTCGTAGTAATCTGTAACTAATTTTGTGGTTCCCCACATTTTTTTCATGTAATTTTGGTCTCTATCAACGGGTAAATTTGACATTTTAGCTCCTGATTGTAAAAATCAGAACTTTTTACGGGGTTGCTATCCCGAAATGTCCAAAATTTGATATTTTACTCGTCTTCGGAGGATTTTTCTAACAATTTATAGTCATCTCCGAGTATTTCTTTAAGGTAATCTTCGGTCCAAAAGGTATAATACTCGGTTTCTGCTAATTTTTTGCGAA